TGCAGCGTTAATACCACCTCTTGTTGCTAAGTCATTTAAGTATCTAAAGTCAGACTTATAGAAATCGTAAGAACCTCTTCTGAAACCAGAGAAACCTAAGTTTAATGCCATATCTTCAGAGTTGTTAAATACTCCGTAAGAAGTACCACCAGCTCCGTAAGAATTCATAGAAGCTAACATGTCATCCATTGCTAACGAAGTAGCTCTGTTTACAAACATCATGTTTTCTTCAATAGCACCTTGCTTATCAAACTCAGCTAAGATAGCGTCAAATTCAGCTAAATCAGTAGCAGCGTTAACTCCAGTAACTCCAGATGTAACATTACCTCTAGACTCAATAGCAGCAAATAAACCTTCAGTACCTACTCCAGCTGTAGCAGCAACAGATCCAGGTAAAATCTTACTTCCATCAATAACACTAGTTCCATCAACATTTTTTTCAGATTCTAACATTGCCATTTCAATATAATCGTTGAAACGAGCTCTAGTATCAGATTCAGCTTTTAAATACCATAAGTATCCATTAGCACCACCTTCAGAAGCCACTTCAACCCAACCAATTTTAGAAACATCAGATCCAGATACTTCGTAGTAATCTTTCATAATGATTGGTTTGTTTGTGAATGTTTTGAAAACTGGCTCATTAGCTCCTCTTGAATCAGACTGAGTAATAGCAGTACCACCATCCATGTATCTTGTAGCTTTTGAGTATTCAGAACCATAAACTAATATAGTTGTTCCAGTAGTATCAGTTGTATCAGTTAAACCACCAGCCGCTAAGTCATAAGCTAATACTTCGAAAGCTAAAACACCAGTAACAGCCGTCACTATACATTTGTGAACACCATTTGCATTTGCTATAATAACTTGATCATTAGTTCTAACACCATGCGAATCAGGCGTAAGTCCATCTATATCAGTAGTAACAGTTATAGTGTTTGTTGCACCAGTACCATTATTAGCACCAGTAGAGTTAGTTACTAATCCTTTATAGGATAAGTGTAATCTACCTTGCTCTGACCAAATAACTTGATCAGCTGTCATAGATTCTTCAGCTCCTACTTGTGAAAGAAATCCTGAAATAGTTCTCGGTCCGAAAACTTCAGCTTCTTTTTCCATAAGATCTGGTACATATTGTTGCCCCCATCCTGCATTTGCTGCAGATGAAAGGTCTAAGTAGTTTGTTGCTAGCGTTTGCTGTTGTGGAGCAGGTACGCTATTTAACAAACTTCCGGGTGTAATTGCCATAATTTTTAAATTTTAATTATTTTTTGTTTTTAATTTTAAATTTGAAGTCTTTAGAAGTTTCTCCTAATACCCTAACTTTAACTCCATCTTGGTTTTGGTTTTGAACCAACTCCTGTCTTGGGTCCATACTTATATTCTTAGAGTTCGCGACGCTTTGTTTTATAGCGTCCGCTTTTCCTTGTTCATAAAAATGTCTAGCTACAGCATCAGAATTCATGGCTGTAAATAAAGATTTGTGATAACCTGCTTCGTCTGCCATTGAACCTTTTTCATCAAGAAACTTTCCTATGAAATTGTTAATGTCACTCTGCGTGTCTTTTACTTTACTTACATCGTTAACGTTAAATCTATAATTCTTATCTCCGACATTGTATTCAAAACCTTTGAATTTGTCTCCAAAAAACCTGTTGGTTTTATTTAAGAAGTTTGCTTTAGCGTTTTCATGTTGTTCTACTTCCTTCTGTGAATTGTTGTAGAAATTAATAGCTTCTTGTTGCTCACTTGTGAGTTTTGATCCGCCTTTAAGATCTGCATAGTATTTGGATTTGGTCTCTTCCAAGTGAGTTTTAGCGCTGGCAACTTGCTCTTTAAGCGCTAGTTTTTTTCTTTTTATTTCTCTATCGTCGTCTACATCTTCGTCGAATGAGAATTGATCTTCCATAAGGAAGTTAATTTCTTCTGCGTCTAAATGAGGTTTTGTATTTTTGTAATACTCGTGAAGTAAATCTTGATTATCTAATTCAGCATAATCTTGGTTTAGCTTAACATAATCATTTAAATCTCCACCAGTGTCCTCCATAAAGTTAACTAACTTTTGGATATTTTCTGGTAAAGGTTGACCAGCCTCCATAGATTCTTTTATAGCTTCAGCAGCTACATTAGCCACTTGTTCAACTTCTTCTACAGTTTCGTTAGTAATTTCTTCTAACGCTGGCGTATCTTGTTTTTCCACCTCTTGCACTTCAGCTTCGGGTTCAACCTCCTCAACTGGTTTTTCCTCTGGTGGATTGCCTAAATCAACCTTAGTTACTGTTTCCTTAATAACTTCGGGTTTCATCTTCATTTGCTCTTTAACCTTAGTAACGTTACCTGCTGTTTCGCTGCTATCTGGTTGTTTCTCTACTTTTTCTTTTACTTTTAATGAGCCAGTCTCGTTGTCTACAACTGGTTCTTCCTTTTTCTTCTTTGCCATAATATAATATAATAATAGTTAATAATTTTACATACCTAAATCAAACCCTGCTAAACCACCACTTGGGTTTTGAAAGTCTTGAGATGGTTTTTGATTTTCCTTCTGATCAATCATTGCTGATTGTTGTGTTGCTTGCATTTTCGTTCTATCATCCTTACGGTTTTCCTGTAAGAGTTGTCCTGCGTTTTTTGTTTTTGCTTCTAGTTGTTTTAACTGCATTGCATATTGAAACTCTAGTTTCATTAGCTTTTCTTTAATAGCAGATTCTTGACTTAGTATCTGAGCTTTACCAGTAGTTTTAATTTCCTCAACTCTCAATTGCGTTTGCATAATAGACTTCTGCTTATCCGCTTCAGCTTTAGCTTGAGCAGCCGCTACGCCTTCTTGAGCTTTACCTTGCTCTCTAGTTTGTTCTTTTTGATTCTTCTGATCTTCCTCTCCCTTTTTCTTTCTTCTTAGTTTTAGCAACTGATTAGCTAGTTTAACGTTTTTAATAGCTCTTAAATCAATAGCATCTTCTAACTGTATGCTCTGTTGGGATAATGCTGTTTGTATATTGTTTTCCAACAAAGCTTTTTCTTCTTCGTCTGGTTCTAGTTCTAAGAATATACCGAAGTCGTATAAATGTAACTCTGACATTTCTGTTAACGTTGCCACGTTATGAGCTCCAATAGATTCTATAAAAGCATTTTTTGTTGGAGAGTATTCTATAATATCTGAAATTCTAAGTGATAACTGCTCAGCTACATCTGCTGTTAAAAATAACCCAGCATTTAATATATGTCTAGTTGCTGTATTTGAATTAGCTGCTGCCATCTTTTGAACGCCTACTAGAGATCTTTCCGCTGGAGTTGACCCGTCACTAGCCTCGTTAAGACCGGTTACGTCTCTTATCATCTGTAGATAATAATTATATGTTTGTATCAAACCTTGCATTTTACCAGCAGCCCCTTGTCCGTTGTTTAATTCTTGAATAGGTATTTTACCTGGATTACCATCACCGTCTTGAGTAAATGATCTACCAACAATACTACCTGTTTGGAAGAACATATTTAAAGCTTCTTGTGGGTTGTAGTTTGTTCCGTTGCCTAAATCAACCTCAGCTAAACCGTCTACATCTAAATACACACCGTCAGGAACCATTCTTGACATTACTTGTTGTATTTTTAAATGAGTTAGTTGTATCATGTCAGCAAACCCAGTTATACGGTTAACCAAAGAGTCAATTCTACCCTCGTACATTCTAGGAGCTACTATACTATAATTCATTTTAACTTTAGTATAATCACTCTTAGATCTCATCATGTTCTTAGCTCTCTCCCATTTAACGAGCTTATTAGCACCAAGAATATAAGCTCCTTCGTATAAACACTCTAATGATCTAGCAACTTTTTCGTATCTATCGTCTTCTGGTGGGTTAAATGAATCGTCCTTCTCAATAGCCTTCTCACCACCAGCTCCAGATTTTTTCATCTTATAAACCTCGTTCATGTAGGTTTTATAGTTAAAGTACAGTATGTCTACTTTATTATTGTCTGAATCTATACTTCTATAATTACTAGTTTGGTGGATACCAGAATTATTTTTTGATACTTCCTCTAAGTCCTCGTGTTTTAAATAAGGAAATTGTTTTACCAATTCATTTATTGGTATAGACTTAACCTCTCCACAATAATATATATCATCAAAAGTAGGTGATTCAGTGTAAGAGTAAACTAAGTTTGCTGGATCAACGTAATCTATAACAACACCTTCTGATGTGTTAAATGACGTTTTAACCGCACCTATACCAAGCACTGTTAAATCATGGTAAAATCTCTTTTTTGTGTCGTTATACTGATTTCCTCTTAGAAGCATGTTGATTGCTTGTTCTTCAGCAAGCTCAATAGCTTGTTTGTAATTCAATTGCATGTGAAGTGATAACTCCTCTTCTGTAGCTGGTAATTCTTTAATATCACTCTCTTTGGTTGTTATACCAAATTCTGTTTTAGCAAACTCGTTAAATTCCTTCAGCTGCATGTCCTTTTGTATATTTTTCATATACTCAGTTCTTTTAACAACTCCAAAAGGATCTTGTGAATAAGCCTTTACATCATATAATCTTTCAGCAATACCATTCACAACTATATCAACAAATTTAGATATAATTGGAACAGGTGTCCAGTCTAAATTTAAATAGGACAAATCACCGTTTATAGATAACTCATCCTTATATTTTTGTATAGATTGCTCGCCTCTAGCGTACAGTCTTAATTGATGAAACTTATTAGTGTTATAATTATGCCTACCATTACTACCGTGCGACTCTGAAAACCACTCATGCTCAATTGCTTTAGCGATTTTTAAACCGTAATCAAAGCTCATTTTTTCTAAGTCACTAACGACTTGACTTGGGAAATGTCTATTTATAGTTGATTCAGCCATTTTTATTTTTTAATTATTTTACTCATATTACCACCTTGACTATACTTAGCAAAGTTAAGGTTTACCTGTTGTTTTTCTATCTTAGCATTAGGAACATATAAATGTCTATTACAAGCCATAATAGCTAACCCAGAACTTATCGTAGCATCATACTTTGTTCTTTTGTTTATATCGAACCTACTCCAATCGTTTAACAACTCGTTAAAGTACAGATCCCCGTGCGAACCATCTTGTTGTATACCAACGTGAGCTTGTATGTACATCTCAATAGCAGCAGCGTGGGCTTGTTTAATGTCCTCACTAGAGTTAGGTATACCACCAACTTCTTTTTCTGCAACGGATAATTTGTTCCAAACTTTGTCAGGTCTATTCATACTAAAACCTCTATACCCTCTTCTTCTTAAATAATACAACAGTCTAGGTTTATTGTTCTCTGCTAGTATTGGCATGCCATAAAACACTATAGCCATTAACATATCTTCAAAGAACATCTCAGCTGTTGGCGGTCTTGATAAGTATTCTAAAAAGAAACTGTTTGCTGG